GGTGAAATATTCTACACCCTGCGTGACCACATACGGGCCATATTGTTGCGGCGTATCCCCAGGATAATTCAGCGCAAAGAAGGTGATCTGGATTTGCGCCGTCTGCGCGCCTCCGAAGGTTCCCCAGCGGAAGTCGGGCAGGATCTGGTCGATGATCGAGAAATCCTCGCCCTCGGCGATATAGAAGTAGCCGGTCGTAAAGGTCGAAACGAGCGGTTGCCCCGCCGCATCGGGCGAGGTTTCGTGCTGGAAGATCGTTCCGGTCGGATTGGCCCCGATCGGCATGCCGAGAACGCTCTGGTCGATCCACGCCGAGCGCGGCAATGCTCCCGATGGGCCGTAATCCCATGGCCCGTTCGGTTCGGTGATGTTGAATTTCACATAGCAGTCGTTTTCGCCGTTGCCCGATGTGGATGGGGAAAACCATCCCACTTCGTTGAACGGCGTGTTCGGCATGGCGCGGACCTTAAACTGATTCGCCACGCTCAAATTCTGGAACACGAAGTCCCACACCGGGCACGGAATGACCTGCAAGCCGCTGGGCGTGAAGGCATAGAAGTTGTTGGTGCCCATCCAGTAGACGTTGCCGCGCAACTGCTGCACCGAATGCGATGAAATAGCCCCGGCCCCCGCTCCAGCTTTCACGAAGCCGAACACGCTGGGCTGACCGATGAAGTTCATCAGCCAGCAATCTTCGTCGGTGATGATGAGGTCCTGCTGCGGTGCGGCAATGCCGGCAATGATTTTCGATCCCGACGGGATTCGATAGGAGCCCGCGCTGTTGGTGGCGAGCGGCGTGAAATCAGTGAAGTCGCCGATGGTTGACCACGACACCGTCAGCGGGTCTTGAACAATACCGATCGCTTCATCCACCGACGAACCCCAGCAGACGAGAATCTGCTGCTGGTTCGAGACGAACAAGCCGCCATTGAACGGCGGCGCCGTTGCGACCAGTCCCGCATTGCCGAACCCGCTGGTCGGATCGTACTGGAACACTCCGCCGCCCGCAGGGCACGCCAGATAAATCTCGCCCCAGTTGTCGGAGGTCCAATCAGTCGCGGTAATCTCTGTTCCGGTCTGCTGTTGACCTCCCGATGACACGCCGATGCCGTAGCCGCCTTCGCCATAAGGCCCCAAGCCGTAACCTTGCCCAACGGCCAACGGCCCGATGTTGATGTAATAGACGAGCTGCGCCTGTGCGCCGTTCATGAATTGCTGGGCCGTCGAAAACGCCTGATTCGAAATGCCGATGGTGAAGTCGTTGGCGTCGGTGATGCCGAGAACGTCGTAATCGCCCTCTATCGTGATCTTCGCCGTCGCACTCGTCGTGGGCAGCGGAAACACGATCACATCGGTGGTTGCGAGACCATTGTCGATAAAATTGACACCGGCAATGGATGCACCGGCAGTGAACGAGAACAGCGGAACGTCGCAAAAAACGATATTGTCCCCCGCCGACACCATGTCGATCACTGCCGTGCTCAACGTGACCGTTGTGGCGCTTGTGGTCGTGATGACCGTTCCTGGTGCAAACGCCGCAGTGGCAGCGGCGATGCCCAACGTCAAATCCACCACCGTCATGTTCGGCACGATCCATGACGCGACAGAACTGTAGTTGAGGACCGTCGAACCGATATTCGTGGTGGCGTTGGTACTGGCGACGTTGGTCGTTGCCGCATTCGTTCCGGCGATGAAGTTGTAAGTGGACGTGCCGGTCACTTCCGCGATCGGATAGACCCCACTCAGGATCAGTCCGCCAGCGGAAATCGGCACGTTGAACTGAATGGAATCGAACGCCGTGATATTTGAGATGTTCGGGTCGTAAACGGAAACCGATGTGCTGCCGACTCCGGTCACGAAGCTCGGCGCGAAGTTGGAAGTCAGAATCTGCGGCGTGATGTCCTTGTAGACACCGTTGGTGATGACGGCGAGCTGCAGCGTCGAACCGATGCCCAGATGATCGGTCTGATTCAAGTCCTGCCACGCGTGGAGTTCACGCGGGATACCGGGAATGGTGGAGGAAAAGAAAGTCGTCCAGCCGCCAAGCTTCTGGATCAGCGAATCGCGATAGCGAACCAGCGACGTGACCGAAATGCCAGCCTTGTTCAAGGTTGGCGTGCGCTCGACATCGACGCCGGGAACGAGGATGACGCTGCCAAAGGCCATTGCTCATCCCGCGCGAATGAGCGTGATCCCGCCGACATAGCCGGGAGGCAATGCGGGCAGACCGGAACCGCCCGATGCCGCCGATCCTTGATTTGATACGCCCATGGAAAATGAAAATGCAGCTCCGGCAAGAACGCTGTTTACCTGACCCACGGATAAAACAGCGACGTTGCCGGGGCCAGGATTCGCTTGATTGGACCAAGTATTAAATGTATTGCCGTTGCCTTGAATCGTAATTCCAGAATTTTCAAATTGAACATCAGGCAGGCTAGACTGTCCTAATAATTGAGAGCCACCACCGGCAAGCAGCGTGTTACCGTCGATGCCGACGTTGCTTTGCAAATTGATACGCCCGGTGCCGAGGTTGAGCATATAGCGCGCTCGGCCGCGCGCATCGGGCAGCGTGGTTGAGTTTCCCAGAACGGCATAGAGGAAGGGAAACGTTACCGAGGAGAACGAACCGCCTTGACATTCGAGATAAGGCGGCAGCGTGCACCCGTTGATCCAGGGCGGAACCGTCGCAACCGCCAAATCGAGGTAGGACCCAATGTGCGGCAGGTCCATGAAATACATATTGGCGCCGTCGCAGAATATCTTGTGAATCTCCCCCGGCGGCATCGCGATGACGTTGCCGGTATTTGCTGCGGCGACTTGAACGTAGAACGATCCGACCGTGCACTGGTTGTTGATAATGTAAAATCCCGGCAGCGGAAACGTCACAACGACATTGCCCGACAGCGTACCGGTGAAGGTGATGAAAGCGTTCTGGCTTTGGTTCGGACCGCTGCTCGGCGAAGCGGTCCCCGAAGGTCCCGACAAGGTCACGTTGCTGCTCGACAGCCCGACCGTGACGAAGCCGCCCAGCATCCCGTCGATTGCCGTGGCGTTGGGGTTAAGCGCGGCGGAACCCCAGCTCCCCGACAAATCTCCTGTATTTGGTAGGATTAAATTCTTATTTGGGCTCGTGGGCTCAACCATTTGACTTTAACCCCCGCATATTTAATAATATGATGATTGAAGGATAATTGAACATAGGAGGAACATTATGCATGCGCTCAATCTTATCGGCCACGTTTATGGGCGTCTTACCGTCATAGCAAAGGCGCCGAATCAACGGGGAGTAAACAACTCCATCTGGCTCTGTCGATGTGAGTGTGGGAATGTAAAAACTTTTCGGGCTGACGTTTTGAGACGCCCGAATCCTCCGGGTCGCGTCGCGGGTGCCGTAAGCTGTGGGTGCTATAAACGCGAGGTTATTTCCAAGATGATGACCACCCACGGGTTCTCCAATACTTCTGAATATCATATTTGGCATACCATGAAAAAACGCTGTGAATGCAGCACTCATCCAGCGTACAAAAATCACGGAGGCAGAGGAATCATTGTGTGCGATCGGTGGCGCAATAGTTTTGACAATTTTTATGCCGATATGGGCCAACGACCCAGCAAACGACACACGCTTGACCGCATCGACAACAACGGCCCTTATTCGCCTGAAAATTGTCGATGGGCGACGCCCGAGATGCAGGGACGCAATAAACGCACGAACCGGATGGTTGAAATCGACGGCGTTTCGTTCTGCGTCGCCGACTGGTGCAGGTTGATGGGAATAAGCAATCACACGCCATACGACCGATTGTATTGGAATAAACGCAGCGGTATTCAGACCATCGATGAAGCTCTGCGGCAGCTTTACTATGAGTGGAACAATCAACATGCTTAAGTCCTTGGCGGCGTCGCCAGATCGGCCGGTTGTTTGCTCGACCAGCCCTGCGATGTGAATTTCTTGCGCGCCTCCTCGACGGCGGCGGATTTCAACAAGAGCTGCAGATGATTCTCCCACGACTGTGCCATCTGCGGATTGTCGGCCTGCTGCCCGAAGTTCTGCATGTACCCCGCTGCGAAAACCATGCTCGCTGCGATTAGGAGGTCGGGAAAATAGACCGACAATATCGTCGTCGAATTCGTTGACGAGATCGGTTGCGGTCGGATCGTACCGACGACTTCGGCTTGATACGCCTGGTCCGGCCATGGCGCCACGATGCAGGTCGTTTGCGTGGTCATGGCAAAATAGGCCGGCACGCTCGAAGCCGCCGAACTCGGAAAGGTGAAATCGAGAAAATCGCGCGAGACAGGCGTGAGCGCATTGCGCGTGCCGTTGTCCGGAATCGACGTGCCCGCAGGCGTGATGGCATAAATCGAGTTCACCACAAAGAACGTGCCGATGCTTGACGGCAGTCCGAACGTGCGCGTGCCGGTGGTGAATGTTGACGAATAATCGCGCACCACCGTGTCGAGAAAATCTATTTCCCGATAAAGCCTCTGCTCCGCGTCATCGATCATGTTCGGCAGCATCGTCTGAAAGCCGACATCAGTGGTGGACACCGGCATCAGGTTTGCGATCGAGGAAACGTATGTGGAATAGTTCAACATGTTGCGTCAATAATGTGTGTTGCCAGTGCCCTGATCATTGACTTGACCATTGACGTAGCTTCCGTTCTTCGTCCAGCTATAGCGGTTATAGTTGGCGCCCGACTCAAACCCAAAACCATAGGAACAGCCATGCCGTTTTTGATGCAGGCTTCTGTTGTGCCGAACAGATATGACCATTTATAAATCATATGTTGGATCGAACTCACGT